GGCACCATGCCCTGCGATTGAAACCCAGAGAAATCCAGGTTCCATGGTGCCCCAGAGTCCGGCTCATCCCGGGGGATTTAGTCCCCCCCGGGCCGGACCTCCCACTTGGCTAACCTAGCCAAGTCCATTTCCACACCATACGGGCCGTGTGGACGTCGGCGTATTGGCCGGGTTCAAGTTTAGAATTCGCTACTTTCGTAGCGTTCTCATATCGAGCCTCGCTAGAGTCTGGTAAATCAACTCTAGACATGGTCTCGAAACGACTTGTCCCGCGGGATCCTCTTGCTAGCTCCATCCTATGGAGTTCCTCCCAGTTCGGAGGATGGAATGTTTTTACATCCATTTTATAGCATAAGATCCTGTGTTCCCATCTTTGAAAGCATGGCTTCGCTAGATCTCGCGATCCGGAGTGCCATCTTCGTTGAAAGAACACGTCATTCGATAACGCTGGCTCTGCCCTCAATGTTCCAGGTAGAGGGAGCAGAGTCCTGGGGAAAATATAGTTAATGGAATCCTCAATCGTATGAACGAGGTTCCAACTGTCTTTCTCCCTAAACTTCGCCATAAAAAGGTTGGCTAGGTCTGCATTATAAATGATGCCTAAGCCAGATGACAACAGCGGTTTCCGAACTCTTACAGGGGTAACATCCACACCTTTGTGGTAGTCGCCTCCGCAGCTCTCTCGGAAGGGTCCCTCCGCGTAGGACTTAGTCTTATTGACAATTAAGCCAATAGATTCTAAGCCATTTACCGTCGCATCATACAAATGACTGCGTACGATAATATCATCTCCGTAGACGTAGGTTTCACTGCCATTTTGGCTGGACGGTTTTGTAGCTATTTCTAGCTCTTTAGCCGTCTCTCTAATTGCAGCAATGAATCCTCGTCGCTGAGCCTCGGCGCACGCCCAAAAAACGAGCGCCTCTACGGGGAAGCAACAAGCACTGCCCATAGGGGCAAACTTGCGCAACCTCACCTCCGACCCTCCAGGAAGGACTGTGGTGTCAGAACGACACGCTTTAAAACAGTCAACCCAAACTTGCGGGAAAACTAGTTCCACAAGCTCTAGGGACACCCTATCGGATGCGTCCTTGAGATCGATTGTTGCAAACTCGCCAGTGATTGAACCCTGGCAAGCCAACTTTCGATTGATTGTCTGATCGGTAAAATTAACCCGACCAGCGGTCATAGGATGGGTCTCGAGTATACCATACAGTAAGTTCATCAAGCCTTGCTGAGCATACATTAGCTCGGCCGGCTCACATGAGATTACTCTGGGTCCTCTAGAGTCCTTTGGCACAAGACAAACTCGTGCTTTGGGGACCCCTACGGGTGCCTTTTCCAAACGATCCCAACTATCAATCAGATGGCTGGGTGAATAGAAGAAGAGATCATCATACGGGTACACAGCATCAAGCTGCGCGAAGTAGCGCAGAGTATGATGCTTATCCTCGTTCCGAGTACGGCAGGCAGTGGCCCCACCTCCATGAGATGGACGGATTTTGCGCGGGTCTGTATTACACAGTACCTTTGCAATTAGCCGTCGCATCTCTCTAATTAGCCGCGCAGAAGGTTGATTATCTCCTTCAGCAAAACTAAGAAGAGGAAGCCCTGCATCAGTGATTTTAAACTGATCCAGGAATCTTTCTCGGGTGATGTCATCGTAGTCAACCTCGTATTTATAGAATATGAGAGATAGTTGTCTCACACAGTCTACGGCTATCGAGTCACCATCAAGAGCAGCTTGGACGGCGTCCCCGAGAAATTCGGGGATATTTCTACCTTTGGGGTCTATGCGAAGAACGCTAAACCCTTTGGGGCACGTCCACTCTAAAGTTGAGTGAAACGCATCCAATGCCTTGCCTAATGTAGGCAAGGTAACTGTCAAGAAAGTTAAACCCTCATTGTTCGCTCGTGTCTCGAATGTCGTTTTATCGGCATTTCGTACATAAGACGAATAGCGTTGGTTAGAAGCTAGGTTCTCCCACAAGAGGAGAAGGCTTTTCAGACTACCGTGATTATTCATGGACGTCTCCTAAAGTATCCCTACAACTTTCCAGGTTACACACCACTTTCTCCAACCGCACAGCTAGAAAAGAAGTACGCTAATATTGATTCTGAAGAAGGAAGATACCTTCTAAGGCGAATTACATTTCGCCGTTCAGAATAGCATCAATGTTGGCTCCAGCGCCGCCCTCAATCAGAAGATCTATCAACTGATAGACCATCTTTTTGATGACGGTATTGGTGACTGCTGTGTTGGATGGACGGACAAAGTTAACGTAAACGCTAGCTGTTGCCTCCACACCGAAAGCATCCACGACCGTTTCATCAAGTCGTGTAAGTTTCCGTTGTTCTCCAGCTTTCCCGACCGAATCCGCACGGGTAAGAATCTGCTTATTAGGCAGAGCCAATCCCGCAACGGAATACTCAGATTTATCTGAATCAACATAACGATTGACATATACCCGAAGGTTAGTGTCAACATCTGTTGGTGTGTCGGTTGAAAGAGAGAGTGATGTTCCTAGCATGTAGAGCTACCTTACCCCAATAAGGGGTTGTTTAGAACAGTGAATCACATTACTGTGACAAAGCAATCCTTCTTAGGGGACTGAGATTTAGCAAAATGCTAAGCCATTACGCAACAGGATGAAAAGGGCTTTGCAACTAAAAGACTATGTTATCATAATCATAGTAATTGGCGAATTTCCCTTTCATTGCTAGATTCGAACCCAAGCTCTTTTTAAGCTGGTTTACGGCGGGGCGAGCTGCCCTACCGAAGGTTCGAATTTTGCCCGCGTTGAGTACTGTTCCCAAGGCTACAAGATTTATAGCTTGGGACAGGGACGGAAGCTTTGCATCAAGCAAAGCAAACGTCGCAAGGTCTGGCATACAGGGTAAGCGATGAAAAAAGTTGCTTACTGAACTGGTACCAGGAGTGAGACCCGGACGGAACGTATAATTTAAATCATCGTTCCAAACAGTGTTCGAGTCCACCTGTATTCTTTCCTTGTTCTGCATAAAAACTTGCAGAATTCGGATAGGGAGTTCCAACGCACTGTGCTTAAAGGAATTGAGCCAATCGCTAACGTTGAGGAAGTAATCCACAACGAAAGTAAAAGGTATCGCATCCCACACAATAGTTGGATTAAGTTCAAACCCGGTTGCTGCAAGCAGCGATCGTAGGGTCTCATCTAACTTACCAGCCACTACGACTGGTAAGGGTTCATAGACGAGATAACCATGAACTTTACGGTGTATTTCACCACGCCAAACACGATGCGTATTCGCATCCATGTAGACGTTCCCTATTTTGACGACGGACACGTCCGACAAGGTCTTTCGGGCAGATACAATCTGTCCCCTAGATCCCTTGAAGTACTCTAGCTTCCCCCGTAACTCGAAGATTATCTCAACCAAAGACTTCAGGTCACCCAAAGTGGGTTTCCAGCCGTATTTGTAATTGAGACGACCTCCCGCCACAGCAGTAACTAGATTAGAACCTTTACTCCACAACCTAAATAAATCTTTCATCTGTTTCCAATCGATCAAATCGTTGGGCAGTGAAAATTGATTTAGGTCAGGCTTCAAGTCCAAGTATGTTTTATTGGACCAGGCCTGCGCATTAAGATTCAGAGTCGCTGTGCCAGTCGTTAGACCAGCAGCAGCGTAAAACTCCGATTCCGCGAGCGTATGGTTGGATTCAGCACATGCGGTATGGACATGATAATATTCTGTCCTAACGCATGGATTCGCCTTCAACGTCACTGTGACGCATGGGCTATCTGTATTGCCAGTATACTGGCGTACGTACTTGCCATGTACACAAATGTTAGCTCCCTGCCTAGTATGGCCGGGGAGACCGTTCGTGTACGTGATCGATTCCGTCTGCTGACGTGTTATACACGTTGTAGCAGCCGCCGTGGACGACAAAGCACAAGCGGCATTATATTGCCGATTGCCTTGAACCGTTTTAACGACGTTTGGAATTGTTCGTGATTTGCGAATGGGGCCTGATAGCCCCGTTTTCTGTCTCACAATCATGTACGTAACTCCTTTTGGTTCTATCCCATCGTAAGAATATCCCTCTCGGGATGAAAGTTTTCCTCCGGTGTCTAGCCGGA